CCTTCGACAACTCTTAAAGTGCTGTTAAGTGTAGTGGCACTACCGACATTTAATGTATTAAAGAGAACTGTAGGACCACCAATTGTAGTAGCACCACCAACATTTAATCTATTTTTGAGTGTTGTATGGTCATTAACCTCTAAAGTACTGATAAGTATTGTAGCACCAGTAACACCTAAAGTATCTTGAAGAACTGTGGCACCAAAAATCGTAGCAGCGGCGCCAACATATAATGTATTACTAAGAGATGTAGCACCGCCAACATTTAATATATCATTAAGTAATGTAGAACCAGCAACCTCTAAAGTTTGACTTATATATGCTGTTCCAGTTACGTCAAGGTCATAGTTTGGATTTGCATTATTAATTCCTACTCTAGAATTTCTGTAGATATTACTACCACTTAATTCCCAAACATCAAAAGTATAAACATCTGCAATACTGGGATTTGAGGGATTTGGAAATGCTTGTATTGAATCAGTTACTATACCAACATTTAATCCTACCTTAGAGTTTCTAATTCCACTAGTAGCGATTCCACCAGCTATGAGATTAAGACCCCTAAAAGAACTAACGCCAACTAATAATCCTTCATTATAAACAAAAATACCCTCGGTGAATGATGGTGTAAAATCAGTCCATTTAATTCCTTGTACATCCTTTGTTAAAAATCCTCCAATATTTCCAGAACTGTTCAAAGAATCATATATGTCTTTGGTTATTTTTACGCTTCCAGAAACATCAAGTTTTTGTTCTGGATTTGTACTTCCAATTCCCACAGACCCTATTCCAGTAACCACTACTACAGAAGTTCCTACATCATTTATCTGTAATTTTAAATTTTGTAGTGGATTTGTTGTTCCTATACCAATACTTCCACTTGATGTTGTTAATATAGTTCCACCAACGCCAACCTCCAATCTTTTACGAACAGTAAGTATTCCTACGATATCAACATCACTTTTAAATGTTGCATTTCCAGCAACAGATATATCTCCTTCAAAAATACCATTACTTTTACCTATGAAATCGCCATATAAGTTCCCGTAAATATAAACATCCTTAAAGAACTTGGCATCTTCGTTAAAATAAGCCTCATTACCTGTTACTGTAATATCTGCCATTTTAGAGTACCGTATCTACTGCTGCCTTTAAGATTCCACCAATCGAAGCTTGAAGAACATCAGGTCCAACAAAACTTCCAGAAAATACACTACTAACAAAACTTTGCCCCATAGCTTGCATCAGAGTTCCTGTTGTTGCACTCACATCAATTTTATTTGCTTGCTGTAAAATTCTACCAGATCCTGCATTCATATTAATACTTCTTCCCGCTTTTAAGTGAATATCTTCATCAGCATCAAGCATAATAGTATTTGCTTTGATACGAACCATTCCAGTTCGCTCTGCCGTGATGCAAACATCACCATTTTTACCAATAATAACTATATCAACACTCTTTCCTTCGTTTTTTTCTCCTGCAACAATTTCAATCGTTCTATCATTTAAAAAAGAAACCTTTCCACTGCTACTTAATGAAATGGATGACTGATTTCCATCATCAGTAACTCCATACATCTTATAAACATCACTACCACTTAATCCCATTTGAGGATTGGCAGTATCAATTCTAAAATTAGGATTGAAACTAATTAATTGTCTTTTGTAGATATTTTGATTCGGTCTTTCTGCCATTTATTTTGTGGGGCAATCGATACTTTGTTGAACTTCGCCGGTAAAGTTTGGACTTGCAAGTAATGGGCGAAGAACTGCTCCAGACCCAGTTTTTGTTTGAACAGTCAGAACAGGAGCAGATTGAACTACATTATTTAGAGGTATAACCTGATAGATTGATCCATTTACAACTTGCGTTGAATAGGTATTTCCAAGATTGTCAACTACCGTATCTCCATTCTCATATCCAGATCCACCAAAGTCAACAACAACATCAGAGACTGAATACTCAAAAATACCTCCTACACGTTCCATATTTTCTATATCTATAAAGTTTTCTATAGGATAATTTTCACCTTCAGAAACAATATAGATTGATTCAACTTGCCCAGCATCATTAATTAATGCTCTTGCAACAGCACCATATCCCTGACCACAATTATCAACAATTTCTACAAATGGTGGGTAATCATATCCAGAACCACCATTTGTAACTTTAACTCCTATAATACTTGCAGTATCTCCAACGATAGATCCCAGTAAAGGAATTGCAGTTGCTCCAGATCCAGAACTTCCTCCACCAAAAATATTAATTGTTGGGGCACTACAATTTGTTGGAACACCAGTAAAGCAATTACCTAAAGAGTTTTTAAATAAATTTGTAGGAGATTGTTTTATAGTAGTTGTAGTATTTCGTGGTTCTACTCTATTATCAATTACATTCAAATCATATCCACTAGTATAGGTAGTTGTAATTCCACTATATGCCCTCTGAACTACAATTTGATTTGTAGATTGATTTACCGAATTAATCTTCATAATTTCATAATCAGAACTTAGTAGTCCATCAGAAGAAATATTATCCAGAGATTGTAGATTAATTGTAGTATCGTTAATACCAACGTTAGAAGCAATTTTTACTGTAGACAATAGATTATTAAGAACAATACTATCTGTTGGTGCTAAATTAAATTCAGTAATTGGTTTTGTGCTATTTTGTATATTAATTGCTTTTAGAATATTTTGAAAAGGATCAGCACCACTAAACTTTGGACCTGAACCAACTACCCATTCATTTACCAAACCTTGGAAACTACTCTTATCCTGATTACAATCAAAAGCAGATCCAACTGATTTAATTCCATCAACTACGCTTCTTATTACTCCCCCAACACTAAAATCAGAAAAGAATTGTAAGAGTTTTTCAACACCCGCAATAGGTCCGGAAATAGCACTTTCAATTTTATCGATAATACTGTTTAGTAATGATCCAGTAAACTGCTCTGCAGCACAACCTACAAATCTCGATATATTGTCAACGACAGAATTAAGTAATCCAGAGACTACACTTTTCAATCCACTTATGACTGCCCCAGCAACACAAGAAACTGCTTTTTCTAAAATTGATACAGGTTTAACCATAGCAGTTTGAGCAGCAACACCAGCAAGATGTGCTGCTGCAGGATTCGCTGTTGCTGCTAAAATAGTGGAAAAAACTTGTTTATATAAGAAATCTAAACCTTTCTTCAATAATTTTTCTAATTGCTTATATAAAAAATTAAATGAGCTGCCAACAAAATCATTTGCAATCGATACAATCTTATCTACAGATTTTTTAATTTCTTGTTTAATTTTTTGAGCAACATTTTTTGCTTTGTTCAAAAATCTTTTGATTTTTTTAAGTAAATTACTAACTTCATTTTTAATTCCTGCGACTTTTGTATTATTAATCGTATTTGCAAGAATTACAGTTGAACCAATAGAGTCACTTGTTGATTTTTCATCAGGAGAAATCTGTTTTGCTTGTTCGGGAGAAACATCTCTTGGAGATGGATTTGATGTTTTCTTTACTTCACTAGATTCATTAGATGCCAATCCACCATTCTTTTGAATCTTATCAGAGTATCCTGTAAAAGGAACAAATGGCCCCAAATAATCTGTTGATGGAACTGAATTACTTCTACCAAATGTGGCAAGAATTACAGGAATTTGTGCATTATCTCCATCCAAAAAGAATCCAAGAACTATATCACTAGGTTGTAATTGAACACCAGTTGCACAATTTGCTGCCCCACTTCCTGCTGTGGTTGGAATTAAGCACTGTGCCCAGGGTAAATCTTCATCAGGAAGTTCTGCTGCACTATAAGGATGATATCCAATAATTCTGACTTTAAATCGGTTTCCCCAACCACCACCTTCTACTTGCTTTCCCATAGAAGATAGTGGTGGAATTTGTCCAACCCACCAGCGGAATCCATCTCTTCCAATAAAATTAGTTTTAAGTGATGATTGATCGATCATTTATCCCTGTTTTTCCTCCACGTTAATTCCAAATGTATCTCTTACTAATTTCATCGATGTATAAGAATTTTCAGAATCGAAATGATGACATAACTCCTTAATCATATATAGTCCACTTTGCTCCTTGTCATATTCTTTGGCATCTGATTGAGAAATTCTTGGGAATTGACACTCAATAATATCACCTGCTCTTAGATTTGTATTGCAAGGAACGACAATACTCAAACTTTGAGTAAAAAGAATATTATATCTCATTAATGCTTGAGATTGATATAATTTTGGATCAGAATTTATATCCGTTGATGCATCCTTTTCCATCGTACCAACATCAAGAATTGCGGTAAGAATTCTGGTTGGCGTATCACCTAAAGTTTGATTTGAAGTACTTGAAATTTTTGGAAGTTTTAATTGACTTCCAAGATTTTTTGCCTTGCCTACATAATCTCCAAGTTTAAAAATACCTTCTTCATATTTTGAGAATGAAAAATCTAATGGATTGAAGAACATTCTATGACTTGAATAAGTTCCCAATTGAAGTTTTTCAATCAGATTTTGATTTCTCTCTGTGATATAATTTAGAATTTTAAAGTCATTCTCAGTTTTTCCACTTTCATCATAATTAACCGTTGCCTGACTATAAGTATAAGTTGCTTTTGGTTTTTGTTGAATTAATCCATCAATTGATCTAAACTGAAATCCTTCCTGAGTTTGATAGAAAACAAATCCAGCAGTTCCATTTCCAGAACTTGCTGGAACTGCCTTTGATGCCAACCAAATTAAAACTGTGAATGGTTTTCTTAAATTACCAATAAATCCATATTTGTTTGAAGACTTCTCAAGAGTTCCAATTTTGTCTGTCTTCAAATAGTCAGTCAAAATTTTACGAACTGATTCATCAATTGTTAATGATGTTGGATATTTCTTTGCAACTCTTGTTGTTAGATTTGTAATTGCTTCTCTTGATACTAAATGGAGAGTAAAACTTTCTTGTTGAGTTTCCGAAATTACATCAGTAATACTAGAAACATAAAAATAATCTTTTTCGTTCTTTGAAAAATCCAATCCTTTATTGGTTGCAGAATTTCCAGAAATCTTCATCGAAATTCTTTCACCACCTCTTAGGGGAAGACCATTATAAATGGATTGCTTCTCTCCATCCGTATTATCTTCCGGAGCAATTGAACTGCCAGTATTCACAACTTTAACTGTTGCAGTAATCATCGGAGAAAAAATATCTTCATAATAATCAATCGATATTGCTCCGCCAGAAACATCAATCGTTCTACTCTGATCGTTTGATTCTAATAATAATTCTTCAAATATAGACCTTTTAATTGACATTATAGATACACCAAATCTAAAAGAAGTTGTTTCTTAATAAAGTTATTTACCATAGTAAAATTATCGGGAGCAGCAGGTGCTCCTCCACCACCGCCACCAGAAGGCGCTGCAGGGGGTGGAGATTGACCAGCACCAGTATCAAAGACAAGTATATCCTGCCCCGTTCTTTCTGGTGTTAGTTGTTGTGGTGTGTTGGATGATGGTTGTGGAGAGGATACTGCAACTTGTGCTGATGAATATTGTGATGGTGAGATGCCTGCTGCTTTTTGTGCCTCTGGTAGAAATTGTTTATATTTACCAGATTTATAAACAGACCATGGACTAAAATTAGATCCGCCAGATAAAATAAATGCTGCTTTAGCATTGGTTAATGGATCTTTTAATTGTTCATATGAAGAAATTCCAAATTGTTTTAATCGTTCAGGTCCTAACTTATCAATCATATTAATTTGCCACAATCCATAAGATAAATCACCTGTCCTTCGATTATCATTAACTTTTGAAGATCCTCCTCCACTCTCTGCTTTTGCAACTGCTGCAGCTATCACAGCATTTTTCTGATTAAATCCAGCTTGCTTTGCAAGAGAAACTAACTGATCAGTTGATAATGTTCCACCAGAAGGTGCTGCTTTTCCAATTAATGCATTTCGTGGTTGAGAAACTGGAGGTTTAGGTCCGGATGATGTTTGACTTATTTTACCAGTTGATTTAACATCTCCACCTCTAACAATTCCCCCATTTAATATAAATTCTGCTGGATTCATTAATCCAGTAATAGCTGCAGAACTCCTATTATATCCAGTCCCAACATCAAGGTGCATGTGAGGTCCAGTTGAAAGACCAGATGATCCAACCAAACCTATAACTCTAACCCCACCATTTGCACCAGACCCAGCTCCAACTTTATCACCCTGTTTAACTAAAATTTTAGATAGGTGATTGATTTTGATATATCGACCATCATCAAGTTTTATAACAACAAAATTTCCATATCCGCCATTATACCCAGTTGATGCCTCAACAACTACACCTGTAGCAACTAGTGATAATGGTGTTCCCGTCTCCATAGGAACATCTTGTCCGGTATGACCAAAAGCACTTTTTCCAGATCCAAGATTATCTTTTACTTTAAATCCTCTTCCAAATTCTGATCTTTTTATTTTTTGACCACCTTTAGACTCATACAATTGGCCACCAGAAGGCATCGGAGTTTCTGGATAAGCACCTTCATTAGTGGAAGGTGTTCCTGTAGATGGAACATTTGCTCCACTATAACTTCCTTCTCCTGATTTGGTAGTTAATGGAGTCGAAACTAATTTGAATCCATCATTAAATTGTTTACCCATATCTTCAAATGATGCATTCAAATCTCCTACTGCATTTTGTAGACGCTTTGAACTATCAAGTATATCAAATGATAAAATATTTTTCCCAACTGCTCCCAATACATTACCAAATCCACCGACTATATTAATTGCATCATTAGCAACAGAACTAATAATTTGCCCTGCTTTTTGTATTCTAGCAATAAATTCTTTACCCAATCCAATCCAAGTTGGAAGATTATTCAAAATCCATCCAGCAGTAGTATATCCTAGGAATCCAATAATTCTATCTAAAAAACTACCTCCAGAATTATTTGCTAAATTTAATGCTCCAGCTCGCGTTTTTGTAAGATTTGGTGCTTCTAATTCACTTTCTCTATCTGCCCTATTCTCATTTTCAATTCTTTTATTTGTTAAGGTTTTTGAAGTTGCAATTGATTCTCTTTTAAATTTAGTTCTACGAAATAAAATCCCACCGATATTTTTGATTGTTCTATTTGCACCAGAAATTGCCCCACCAACAGATCTTAGTGGATTTGTAGACTTTCCTATGTTGAGGGGAGATGCTACTACCATATCACATTACCACATTATAATTGACTTGAGAATATAATGTATAGAAATTATCAGGATTTGATGAATTAATCAGAGGAACATCAGTTAATGGTTTTGATGATGGTGGAGTTTGAGGTTGATTATTTGCAGCAACAGCAGATTGTGCCATAATTAGGTTTGGTTTTGCTTCTGGAAGTGCTCCAACATTTGGTGGTGTAACTTGTGGAGTTTGAACTTGTGCCTGAGGAATATTGAATTGTAAAGTTTGTGGTGATTGTTCTTGTGAAGTTGTAGTTGCGGCACTTTGTTCTTGAGCATTTTGTGCCGTAGGACCGATCATTCCTAATTGGAAATTATTAACAGTTGGTGCAATTGGTGCTTGTGGTTGAGATGGTGCTTGTGGTTTTTTGGATGATTTTGTATTTTTTTGTGGAACAGCTTGTGTTTGTGGATAAGCACCTGCTTTTGATTTAGTTGTAGGTGGTGGTGTAGAAGGTTTGGTCAAATCATGAGTTATTGAAGCACCAGTAACTGCAAGAGCTGGAATTTCTAAAACTGGAAGTGCCAAAGATGCCACATTTAATACTCCGGCAGATGCAGCAAGAGCACCTCCACCAATATCACCTTCTTTAAAATTTTGATAGGCAGAAGTAAAATCTAATCCAGCACCAAGAAGAGGGACAAGTCTTCCTCCCGCCTTTCCACCTGCTTTTAATAAACCTCCACCTACTCTTGCAGCATCTACTCCTGCTTCTGCAGTTCTTGCTACTTTACCAATTCCAAGAAGACCTTTAACTCCCTCAATTCCCATCTTGGTAAGATCGGCAATACCACGAAAGATTCCACCAATCAATCCAGCAGTTAATCTAACAATTCCTTTAGTGACGTTAATAATTAACCTAGTAATATTTCCAAATACTCTATTAACAAATAAAAATCCACGACCTGCAGCAGTAACTCCATTAACAATTGCTTGGAAAATTTGTTGTAATTTTGTCTTATTTCCTGCTGCATTTGCTTTAAGTGCTTCAATTCCTTGATTGGTCAACCATCCAAGAAATAAAATTTGAATAGCACTCATTATTCTTGAGAATACACCACCAACTTTTTGTTGAATAGATGCTATTGGTTTTAAAAGAGCACTCGTAATTTTTGCTTCTAATTGATTTTCTTTACCAATTCTAACTTTTCTTTCATTTAACTTTCGGTCATTCTCTTTATCTACTAAAATCTGCTGCTTTTCTAAGGCACTATCTGCTGCCAATTGTGCGCCAATACCATTCAGACCATTATTAATATTAAGAACTTCTACACGAACAGTTTGTATTTGATCCCGAAGAGATACAATTTGACTTGTTTGTTGAGCAACAATAGCCGTTTGCTTAGCAACAAGAGCACTTTCATCCCTTTTTACAAGTCCCCCTCCACCGCCGCCAGAAATGACCGAACGGGAAACCGTTGTTGCATTAATGTTTATAAGAGGTCCTTTGATTGGTGATCCAATACTAGCCATTTGATTGGTTCTTCAGATTTTCTTCTTCGATGTATTGCTGGAGAAGACCAATATAAATTTCCCTTTCCCAAGGAATCATATTTTCCAGCTCTGTTAAAGAATATTTATGATGCTGAATCAAGGCAAAATTAGTTTTGTAGTATGACGCAAGATCTTCATGCGCCATTCCTACGCGAAAAAAGATGTTAAACCCTCAAGAACTACTTCACTTTCCACATCAGTATTTGGATTTTTGATTTTAATTGTATGAGAAAGTTTAGGCATCGTTTCAAAAAACTTCTCAATATCCTTAAACTGCTTCGAACTCAAATCTCCAAGAAATTCTAGGATTTCTTTTTTGGTCACATCAGATGTAGACCAAGATTCTTCTTCACTATAGATTTGTTCGACACAAGAAGAAATCATATCAAAAGTATCATCAACACTAATCTCACTTTCATTATTGAAATTATTTTTAATGAACTCCTGCATAGAAGGATACTTCATTCTTAATGTTAGAGTATCATCAAGTTTAATATCTCTACTATGAGTTTCTCCAACTTGAACTTTAATATCATCAAGATTAATACTTACAGGAACTTGAGTTTCTCCATCATCAGGGCAAGTAATAAGAACATCAACCTGCTCACCAACTGACTTTCCACGAATATTTAAGAACAAATATTCAATATCAAACGTTGAAAGTTGCTCAATCTTAATTCCTCTTGTAAGAACACAATTCCCAATTACTGTTTTTACTGCTTCAGTAATTTGCTTTGGATCTTCACTCTCCATCGCAATAATAAGAATCTTTTCTTCTTTTACAAGAAAGGGACGATATTTAATTGACTTTTTAATTGAAGGAATTTCCAACTCATATGTTGGTGTGGCAATCTTTGGTAAAGGCATAATAACCTATAAAATTTAGTTATAATTATTTATTACTCAATATCAAAGTGCTCTCCACCAATCACCCGAAGTAGTCTGATTTGATTGATTGCTTGGAGAAGATGGAGTAAAAACTTTAGAATAATCAGTATTAGAGACTTGCTTCTGAGAATCTACTATTTTTTTACTAATATCATCCAAAGATTGTACAGAATTTATATTAGATTGTGATACTTTTGGGTTATTAGGATTTAGATTATTATTATTCCCAATCAATTGACTTAAACTTGTCGCTTTACCAGCAATATAACGGTCATACTGGAATGTAGCAGACATTTTTAGAGTATCAGAAGAAACATAACTAACTTGTATAGAGCTGATGGCAGAAGGAAATAATCCTCTAAAATTATATTCAATTTCTTTCTTATAATCCCTATCAAATTTAACAATCTTTACCGCATTTGCTTTGTAGAATGCAGGATATTGCATTCGAATAAAATAATTATTAGCATTTACACTTATTGGTGCATTTTCATTAGCCAACCCAACTGGATTTGTAGATCCACTTGCAATAAATTCCATCCAGCATTCTAAAAATTTCAAAGCCGTGTAATTTTTATCAACATAAAAATCAAGAGATATTGAATCATACTGTCTTGTATGAGCAAATCTTTCTGTGATTCCCGTAAAATTTCCACTAACATTTGCAGTTGCAAGACTTGTTGTGGGAAGAATTGCAGAGTAGCATAAAAGACCAGCATCTTCTGCAATAAATCTAGAATCAACTCCTTTTCCTAAAAGATATGAACTTAATTCAGGAGGAAGACTTCCAAACTGCACCTGATAGTGAGAAGTTTGAGCAAGATTAGTTATTAATGGTTTAATGTCTGATATTCTTCTTGGCTGAGTAGGCACTCTAAATACCTATTATGATTCTGTTATTGTAGTTATTTAGATGTCATATAAGGGAAAATATAAACCTTCTCACCCAGAAAAATATAAAGGAGATCCCACGAATATAATCTACCGTTCTCTTTGGGAACGCAAATTTTGTGTTTATTGTGATACAAATGAAAGAATTTTAGAGTGGCAAAGTGAGGAAATGTGTATTGGATATAGGTCTCCTGTGGATGGTAAAGTGCATAGATATTTTCCAGATTTTCTTATAAAAGTCAAAGAATCTAATGGGACAATTAAGAAGTATATGATTGAGATTAAACCCAAAAAACAAACTGCTCCACCACAAAAACCACAAAGACAAACTAAGAGATATATTAGTGAAGTATATGAATATGCAAAGAATCAAGCAAAGTGGGAAGCAGCAAAAGAATGGTGTATTGATAGAGGTTATGAGTTCAAAGTAATTACAGAAACCGAATTAGGAATATGAATCGCGTCAAAGGTCTGGTTAAAAAACTTATTGGAACTGAAGATCCAGATGATTTGATGCTGGAAATTTTAGATGTCTTAAAGCAAACTGCCACTAAGGCAGAAGCAGGTAAATTTTATACATTTGTCTATAGACCAAAAACACTTAGAATTAGATATGATGCAAATCCATTAGTTGCAGTCACAAATGTTTATTCTTGGGGATTTAGTGGAATTAACTTCCACTGGGGAGAGCAGAGGCAATATACGATGGAAGAAGTTATTGGACCTCTACATATAGTAGATAGAAATGAAGTTGGCGATTTAAGAAAGATTCCATATGGAAGAATACGGATAAATAGTTAGAAAAATATAAATGGCTTTCTCATATAGATATCCAAAAGCAAAACTTCGTGAAAGTGATGATTATTTAAAGATTGATTTTATTCGATATAAACCTCCGGGACTTGGAACTCAGGGGAATTCTTTTGCTTTGAATTCATCAGACCAAACATATGGGCAGATATATGCAGGTCAAGGAAATCAGGATATTCTAGGAAGTGTGATATTGCCAATTCCAGAAGGAATTAGTGACCAAAATTCTTCTGAATGGGGAACTGGAACTCTAAATCCATTAGAAGGTGCAGTATATGATATAGCAACTGGTGCAATTAAAGGTGGATTTGCAGATGCATTCAAAAAAGGAATTAATTTTGTAGGTAAAGTTGCAAACGCAGCGCAAACTGGAGTTGGGCAAGGAGCAATTCAAGCAGGATTTGCTGCTGCTGCTGTTCAGGCAGCATTAGGAAAGCAAGATGCTGGGTCAATTATCTCAAGATCGCAGGGAGTTACTTTCAATCAAAATATTGAACTTTTATTTACTGGAATTCAATTAAGATCTCCAGTTACATTTCAATTTGATATGGTCCCCAGAGATGACTCAGAATCAGAAGAAATCAAACAAATTATTCGAAATTTTAAATATTATTCTGCTGCTAAAAAAGGTTTAAATTCTGGAGATGCAGCAGGTCTCTTTCTCAAGTCACCAGAAGTTTTTCGCTTACAATATATGAGTGGAAATAAGCAACATCCATTCTTGAATAAATTTAAGATTTGTGCTCTTACAAGTATGAGTGTAAATTATACTGCATCTGGAACTTATGCAACATACTCTGATGCAACACCAGTTCATATGCAATTAACTTTATCTTTCCAAGAATTAACACCTATTTACGCAGAAGATTACGAAAGTGGTCAAGGCAAAACCGGAGTTGGATACTAATGACTTATTTCAGAGAACTACCAAATTTAGAATATCAATCATTTTTATCAAGCAGACAAGCATCTGATGAATATGTTGTTGTAAAGAATATATTCCGTCGTGCTAAACTTCGTGATGATTTACAGAATGTTGTCACTCTCTTTGACAAATATCAAATTCCTGATGGTTCTAGACCAGATACTGTAGCAGAAGAACTTTATGGAAGCAGTCAATATGATTGGGTAGTATTAATTAGTTCTGGAATTACAAGAGTCAGAGACCAGTGGCCACTTTCTGATAGAGATGTTTACAATTATGCAGAATCCATTTATGGAGAATCTTTAAATGACATTCATCATTATGAAACTCAACAAATTAAAGACTCTAAAGGTCGTTTGATTCTTCCAGCAGGTAAAGTTGTTGATTCAACTTTTACAATTCCAAATCCAAGTATACCAACTCAAAATTTGACTCAAAGTCAGGTTGTGTCTGGTATTAGTAATTATGAATATGAAGTTGAAAAAAATAATAAAAAGCGTGGGATCTATATTCTGAAAAAAATATACTTGCAGCAATTTATATCAGATATGAGAAAAGCGATGACTTATGACAAGTCATCGCAGTATGTGAATCCTAATTTAATTCGAACAGAAAATACTAGGGCATCAAATCCCTAAAGTATCATTCTGCCAACTTTGCGAAGTAGGACAGAGTATCATCTTCATCTTCATCATAAGAAGAAGACTTGGAAGAACTCAGATTACTCAGTTCGGTGCGAAGATCTTCATCAAGGTCACGAACTGGACCGCGAGAAGTCTCTTCCTCATCAGCAACCTCAGGATCTTGACGACGAGCAGTCTTGTTGCCGAGAACATAATCAAGGCGCTTCTTCAGTTCATCATAAGACTTGAACTGGTCAGCAGCAACGAGTTCAGCAAGAGAATACTGCTTCTTCCAGACTGCTTCCATCTCATCATCATCGGTCAGCAAAGCACCTTGTGCTGCAAACTCTGAAGAATCATAGTTACGATATCCAGCAACATTCTTTGCCTTCAGTTTGAAGTTAGCACCTTGCCAGAAGTCAAACGGATCGATAGGAGTCTCATCCTCAAACTCTGGTTGCATAGCAGCAGTCAGTTTATCAAAGATTTTCTTGCCGAACTTATACAGAAAGACTTTACCTTCGTTAGCAGGATTTGCAGGGTCTTTGACCACATAGATGTTGCTCACATAAGTCAGTTTGCGTTTCTGCTTACGTGCCACTTCTTTACCAGCATCAGTACCGTTGTTCCACAGTTCAGAGTTCAGTTCTGATACAGGGTCTTTCTGATTGAGAGTGGTAAGAGAATTTTCAATATACCAACCACCAGAACCTTGGAAGGCATGAGAGTACAGTTTCACAAACGGTAGATCTTCACCGTTAGGAGCAGGGAGGAAACGAATGACAGCATAACCGTTGCCGCCCTTATCACATTCTAGTTTCCATACACGATCATCGCCAGATGATGTGTTATTATTCATTTTTTCAACTTCCTTGACCAGTTTTGCGGTCAGGGAACCAAGTTTGGATTGTTTCTTAAGATCAGAAAAAGACATTTGGATTCGTTGGGTAAATTTGGATTTGTTGGATTACTTGGATAGTATAGCAAGGATGGTCTCACTTGTCAAGAAATTGCTTGAGAGACTCAATTGTTTTAGTCATGCTATTGAAAAGTAAATTCATATCTGTGTCAGGAGGAAATCCCATAATTGCCACAGATTTGCGGAGATTCTCTTTCATCTCAACCGCTTGTGGGTCATCAGAAAGAGAAAGTCTTGTGTACATAATGCGTTGCTTTTCCAGCAACAAAGTCATTTTTTCAATATGTTCCAGTTTATCTTCACGGGTCATCGAACCAAAGGACAGAATGCTTCCATAGATGAACTTTTGAAGTTCATTTATTTCTTCAAGTTCTTCCTGAATTAATTCGGAATCAAAGAATTTACTCATTTACAATTTCCCGTAAAAGTTTTTTGTACTGAAACTTATCAATATTTAGAAATGGTTTGTACTTCTTGATTTTTAAACTTACGGTTTCCCACACTGGGTCCAAAAGTTTCTTATCAAACACATTCCCGAACTGGAATATTATATCATAAATTACCAGAACCTCAGGTGAAATCTTCCCGCCCAGAAATTTTTTTAGAACTTGTGGATGACCTTTCGAGCAGTTGAAAGCATCTTCTAATTTTGTTTCCGAGAGTAATTCTTCCGATTGTTCTTTGAACAAGTAGGTCAAACTCTGCTGTCGTTTCATCCACTCGACGTATGTTCTTTCTCCAGAATTTATAATTTCTCCAATCCATATGTTTTGTGGGTTGTCTGTGGCAACAAAGTTTGATACAAGAAAATCTACTATTTCTTTGTCGGAATATTTCCTTGAAGATTTCTCGAAAAAATATTTATCTTTGCGTTTGTTAAAAGAAGTTAGAGTTGCCCTTGACTTCCCACCATATTTAAAGAAATCATATTTTGGATTTGTGAAATGACTTTTAAGAGAGAGGTAATGTTGATAGCATTCAAAAGGACTCATAATTAAAACCAAAAACTACTTTCCTCCGTAAGTTTTATATCTTGCTGCTTCTGGATTACTCCAAGTTTTAGCAACAAAATCTTTACCAACTCCAGTTCCTTCAACACCTTTTAATTTTGAAAGAACCCTTGGTCTAGATGGAAGAACAGTTGGAGTTGGTGTTGCTGCTGTTTTTCGTTTAATTTCAGATTTTGGAGGTCTACTACCAGAATCATAGGAAGAATAACTAGATGGGTGAACACCATCTTTACCTGGTTTGAATCCTCCTCTAAAATTTGCCCCATAAGTAGATGAAAGAGATGATAGCCTTTCATTTTCTTTATCATAACGACCTTGTGCTGCACCAAGAACATTTACTTTAGCACCAGATTGTTTAAGGAGGGCAAGTTGTCTTTCAATGCTCTTAAAATCACTTGTATTATTACTTACCCCGGTTGAAATATTAACTGTACTACCTTTAAATTTATTTGGATTATCTTTCATATCTTTCTCAAGATATCCAAGAACTTCCGAAGGACTTGCCCCAACTCTTCTTGAACCTGGAGATTTTCCTCCATACCCAACAGCAATACTGTCGCCATAATAATACTCAACTATATCTCCAGCAAAAGATGATGAAGAGATTGAACAGGCAACCAGAAATTGACCGAAAGTTTTCATTAATATTTTAGAGTTAAGCATAATTTATTTATATCAAAGTGGAAGTCGAGCTCTCGAAGTTTTTTTCATAAAGTTTAGGTTGATAGCATCATACTTCAATCTTTCTTTAAGTGGTTTTGATACGAGTTTCGTAATTGAATCTACTTCA